CATAAATGTTTTAATTCTTAATAATACATTTATGTCTATTGCTACTATTGTTTATTTGTATTTAATATTGGCATTAGTATCAAAAAGATATATTTTTTCATTTTTAATTATAGGGTATGATGCTGTTTTAAGTTTAATATCATCTCTAGTTAAATCAATTAGTTTGGCTAATTTTATAACAGATTCAATGTTAATAATTTCTATTTTTATGATAGATTATTATATTATGCTTATTCTTACTGCACTATACTCTAATTTAAAATACACAAAAAAACTAAAAAGGGAGAGTTAATTATGGGTCTTGCAGGTTTAATGTGGTGGCTTTCAGAAAGAATTGACCACTATACATTCTTGATGGAAAACACCGATAACAAAGAAGAAAAAGAAGCTTATGCTAAAATCATTGCTGATTTAGAAGCAAAAAAAGCCGAAGAAGATGCTGAATAAGTGAGGAAATATGAAAGTTGAGACAAGAATAAGGCTAAAATTGTTCGTATTTGACCTAACATTTGAATTAATTGTCAACCCAATTATATTAACTATGGCATATTTTAGTAGCAAAATTGTCGAAACTTTGTTTTTCTACTTGGCTTGGCGAGTATTCAGGTTTGCAGTTCCTAAAATCTTTCACTTTAAAGCCAAAACACCACTAATGAGCATATTAGGGTGTATAGTTTGTTCATGTATTGTTTTTGGAATTGCTATTCAATTTATGTTACCGATTTCTGTGAGTATATTTTCGAGTGTGCTTGTTGGTATACTTATGAACACAATCCTATACAAAATTCAAGACTACTTTGACTTAAAGAAAAAGGTTGCAAAAGAAACCGTTAACATTTATAAAATGACGGAAGATGAGTTAAGAAAATATGCTATAAGCAAACATCTTTCCGAAATGATGATTGATACACTTATTTTAAAAGTAATCCACAATTATAAGTGGTGTGAGATAATGCAAGAGCGGAATTATTCACGAACTGCAATCAAATACCACAAAAAGTGTATTGAAAACAAATTATGTATTAAATTTTGAAGATTTTAGACCATTATTAGACCATTGGCAAATTGCTAGTGGTCTTTTTTTATTGCTAAAATTTAGGTGTCGGGAAGAGATAGACTGGCTAAATTCCCTAGCCTTTCTATCTCTGAAGACACTCAAAGGAGGGAATTATGAGTTATCCAAATTATGGCTATGGGGTTGGCTACGGAACAAACCCTTATTTTCAAGGTTATCAACAACCTTTTCAACCAAATCAATTTATGAATATGAATAGGCAAGAACAAGCACAGCCTATTAGAAATACGGAACAACCAATTAGAACTGTTCCTTTTAGTGAAGTGCTTTACGGAACATACGAACAAGCAAAAAGTCGTGTTGTATTTCCTAACAACTCTGCATTGATTATAAACCCAGACAAAAATGAGGCTTATGTGACATCTGCAGACCAAGACGGAAAACCACACTTTAAAACCTACAAGTTCACTTCGCAAGACAAATTAACAAAAGAAAGTGAAACAGAGCCTACAAGCAACGATTTCTTTGTGAAAAGGGAAGAATTGAGTGACTTTTTAACTAAGAAAGACCTTGATGGACTCTTAACCACTAAAGATTTGAACGAAATCAATGAAAAATTAGAAAGATTACAAAGAAAACTAGAAATCAACAAGTTAGAAAAGGAAATTAAAAAATAATGGAATATTCAGTTGATGATTTAAAAGTTCGCTCGCAAGACGATATGTTATCTAACGCATCTAAATTTTATAAAGGTGGTCTTTTTATGAGAAATAATATTAATGAAACAATAGAACAAATAATTGCTTTATATGACAATGGAGCAAACCCTAGACAATTTATGCAAAATATGGCTCAGCGCACACCACAAATGAACCAAATGCAAACACAATTACAAAATATGGCTCAAGGTCGAACACCAAAAGAGTTTATTTTGCAACTTGCTAGACAAAATGGTGTAAATGAGAAGAATTTACAAGGATTAGAACGAATTTTGGGTGGCAAATAAAAAGCCTTGCTATTTAGCAAGAGCTTCTGAAATTGTTTTGCCTCTATGTAATCTGACAGATACTGTGCTGTAATTTAGCCCAAGTTTTTCACACCATTCTGCAAGAGTGTGTGTTTCATTGTTGTAGGTTATATATCTATTTCGGCTAGTGTTATTCATTTGTTGTTTTCGTGTAGCCCAACGACAATTATTTGGTTCGTAGTTTCCGTTATTGTTAACTCGGTCGATAGATAATCCGACTTTAAAGCCACTATTTATAGCCCATTTATAAAATGCATTGTAGTTGTTTTTCCATTCATCACAAACAACTATGCCTCTTGCACCATATCTAGGGTATTTATGGTTATTAACATTGTAACATCTGTGAATCATTCTGTTCCAAGTATCATATAAAATTGTCCCAATTTTACTGTCTTCATACTTGACTCTAACACACCCACAAGATAATTGATTGTCATTTAATATATGGTTTGATTTTATTTCAGTTATTTTACCACAATCGCATTTACAAACAAAATAATTGCAATTATATTTACCTTTCTTCTTGTGAGAAATAATAGTTAACATATTAAACTTCTTACCGATAAGAGAGTCTAAATATTCTTTTGAAAACTTTTTTGACATTTTCATACCTCCTTGTTTATATGATAACATAAATGGAATGAATTGTCAAGGATATTTGGTATCGTCAATAAATATTTCAAATGTCGACTAATGGAGTGTTTGTTGTTTGATATAAATAAATTAAAAAAGGAGGTAATATCAATGGGATATTACGAAGGAAACATAACAGACCTTTCAACAGGCTGTAATAACAATAACAGCTGGTCAGATTGGAGCTGGATTATCGGTCTTGCTGTTGTAGGTGGAATCTTCGGTAATGGTGGATTTGGTTTTGGTGGAGGCTACGGAAATCGTGGTGGAATTGCTGAAAACTATGCGCTTGCAACCGATTTCGCTACACTTGAAAGAAAACTTGATGGTGTAAACAATGGTTTGTGTGATGGCTTCTATGCCCAAAATACAAATATGCTTAATGGATTTGCTAGTGTTCAACAAACACTTTGTCAAGGCTTTAGTGGTGTAAATGCTACTATTAATGAGGGCTTTGCAGGTGTAAACAATGCAATTTGCACATTAGGTTATCAAAATCAAGCAGGCTTTAACGCTTTAAGTTCTCAATTAGCATCTTGCTGCTGTGACTTAGGACGTTCAATCGACAGTGTTAAGTATGAAAATGCTAAAAACACTTGCGACATTATAAGAGCAGGTCAAGACAACACAAGAGCAATTCTTGATTACTTGACAAACGAGAAAATTGAAGGTTTGAGAGCAGAAAATGTAGCACTTAAAGGACAAATCTCTAACGATAGACAATCTCGTTATATTGTAGATGCACTTTCTCCAAAGTGTCCACAACCTGCTTATGTGGTTCAACCACCACAACAAGTAACATTTCCAACAGACTGCTGTGGTAATGTAAACTATGCTAATTACAACAACTGTGGTTGTTGCTAATATTCCTACTTTAATGTAGTTGAGAAAATTTAATACTTCAAAAGGGTGTGGGTTTTCTCTGCACCCTTTTTTGATTTTAAGAAAGGAGAATAAAAATATGGCTTGTAAACCAAGTTGTCAATTATGCGACAAATTAGTAATAAGCACAGCAGTAACAGTAATTACAGTAGATGGAACAGATACGTTGGTTATTGATTTGCCAGTAAGAAATTATGGTGATGGTTGCAAATATTGCATTATTATTGCACAAACCATTCCTGCAACTGCAACAATAAATATGCCAGTAGCATTTTCTATTGGTGGAGATACAACAACTGTGTATCCATTTACAAGATGTGATTGCTCACAAGTAACTGCTTGTGCTGTTAGAACAAGAACAAGATATTCAACAATAGTTTCAACAAATGCTATTGGTGGCGTGTTCAAATCTTTGGGTGGTCTCAAATGTTGTCCACAAAATAATCTTTTAAGCTTACCAGTTCCTACTGCTGCCGCTGCTGGAACATTTTCTGTGAGAGAATTAGCAGATAGTAACAAACTAACCAAGACAACAACTACTACAACAAAGGAGGTGTTGGCTCGTGAATAGATATGATATGAGAGATATGAGAAACCCTTATGGTTCAGAGGGTGGTTATGTTACTTCAAGAAGAAGTCGTAGAGGCCGTAGAAGAGACAGGGCTATGATGAGAGATAGAGGTATGGATTATGCTTACGATAGAAGAGATTATCGTGGTGGCGATTACCAATATGATTCAGCAAGATATGATAGAGCATATTCAGGACAAGACTATGAAAGAGGCCGCAGAGATTATGAATCAATGGGACAATCTGATATGGCTCGTGGCGATTATGGCGATATGAGAGATATGCACTATGGAGAAAGACAAGGTAACTTTCGTCCAGTAGAGGCAATGGGTTATTTTACTGGCTACTATGGTGGTGGTGAAGATTATGCTCGTGGTGGTCGTGGTAGAGACTATGGCGATTACAACTATGATATGAGAGGTCGTGTTCGTGATTATAACTATGACTACAACTATGGTCGTGACTATGCTGGTGACTATGGCGAGAATTTAACCAAAGAAGAGTTGGAAGAGTGGAGAAAAAAACTTGATAGAGAAGTGGGAGATGAACAATCAAAGCACTTTTTCAAGAAAGAAAATATCGAACAAAAAGCAAGACAAATGGGTGTAGAAATGAAAAATTATAGCCCAGAAGAACTTGCTCTTGCTAGTTATATGCTCTATTCTGACTATTGCAAATCACTTAAACCTTATGTAGGTCAAAATATGGACGTTTTCGTTAAAATGGGCGAAGAGTTCTTGAATGACCCAGATAGTGCTGTAAAGGGTGGAGAAAAACTCGCTCTTTACTACGAAATTGTTGCTGGCGAAGATGATTAATGGCTAGATTTGTTTATTACAACATAAACCCTGACGGCGAAAAAGCATCTGACTGTGTAACTCGTGCAATTTCTTTAGGAACAGGTTTAGACTACACAACTATAAGGCGAAAACTATATCATTCGGCAAAGTTATTTGATTGTGACAAACTCAATGTTGACTGCTATGCGCACTTGCTCGAAGATGTGTTTAAATTCCCACAAGTAAACACTTATGGTATGACTGTTGGCGAATTTGCTGACAACCACCCATACGGAATATATCTTGTTAGAATGAGTGGACACATTTCGACTATTTGGCAAGGAAAAGTGGTAGATATTTGGGACTGTCGTGACTCATTGATAACTAATGCTTGGAAAATAAAATAAGGGCTGAAATATGCCCTTTTACGGCTCGTTAGCCAAATGGCTAAGGCATTGGTCTGCAACACCTTGATTGTGTGTTCGATTCACACACGAGCCTCCAATAAAAAAAGACGGTAATAAATTTATCGTCTTTTTATTTTTTTTAATCCACATACAATTCAACAATTTTTTTGATTTCTTTTTCTAAATAAGAACCTGAAAAGATTTCATTGATAAATTGTTGTCTATTTACTTCTATTGAAAGCTCTTTAATGCCTTTAATATATTGCTCTAAAAATTCAATAATTTCATCTGTTTGTTTTTTTACAACAATACTTTTAACATAATCATTCATAATTAATTCTCCACTTTTAATTCTTTATAACCCTTTTCAATAAGTTCTTGAATTTGTGATAATACTTTTAGTTTTTTAATTTCTTGTTCTTTAAAACCAGGTGTATATTCATCTTTTAAATAAATTGTTTCGCCATAATCATAACAACCTGGCAATTCTACATCAAACTCTTCCACATAAAAGGTTAGGTTATGTGGAATAACAGTAACACATATTTGTTTATAAATCATTTTCTTCCTCCAATAGTTCAGGGTTGTCGTGAATTATCTTATTGTTTTTCTTACTATTACAATTTCTACATAATGGTTGGATATTTGATATGTAATTACTTCCACCTTTTGATAGTGGTATTATGTGGTCTTTTGTGAGTTTTGCATCTTTACCACAAATAACACACTTGTTATTATGCTTATTTTTCAAATCTTCCCATTCTTGTAAAGTATGACTTCCAACAGCACCTTTTTCTCTTGCATATCTATTTGCTTTTAAATGAGAAATAATATTCGGGTGCCTTTTGCAATAATTCCTATGATACACCTGTTTAGTTTCATTTTGTTTTCTAACACCTTTATAGGCGTTCTGTTCCTCAATGGGTAACTTTTCTTTAACATAATTGAAATAACAATTTCTACAACAAAATAGCCTTTTATTCTTTTTTAACTTGCTAGGCTTTACTGTAAAACATTTATTGCAATAAAAACATTTAACTTCAATTTGTTTTCTGTTAGCATCTCCTATTTTTCTTTTTGTTTCTTCACTTAACGGATTATGTTTTATTTTTTTCCTAGCCTCTGCTAACGCTAATAGTTGTTTTTCAGTCCTCATTTAATAATTCTCCATTGTCAAAGATATTACCAATTACTTCACAATCATAAAAATCACTCCAAGCACCACAAACATACTTTCCTTGATTTTTAATTTTAACTCTATACCCATTGTTGTAAATAACATTTTTCCCATAATGTTTTTGTTCATAATATTCAACAACACCAACGAGCCTTTTTCTCTTTGCATTTTTTGCAAAAGGTCTTGTAGAGTATTCTTGCGTTAAAACAATATCACCCTCAAAAATCTTTTTGCCGTTCTTGTCGGTTAGTCCTGTGTATTGTCCTACGGTTTCTTCTATAACACCACCAAAATAATCATCACCATCAATAATAAAGCAAGGATTTCCTGCTGGTTTTGTTAAATAACCATACAACCACTCACCAGCATTATTTTTCCCTCTAAACAAAATTTCTCTCATAAACCCTCCAACAATTTTTCAAAGTCATAATCTTTGTCATCAATTTTTATATTTTTTTCTTTTGCTAATTTTAATATGGCTTTCACACAAGGAAAGTTTTGGTCTATACATTTACAAAAATCACAATAATTCATTTCTCCACAAACGCAATATCCTGTGATTTCACCTACATCTTGACTTTGAGTGTCGCAATACTTTTGAAGTGCTTTCTTCCAAGTTTTGCTTATGTATCTCTTTTCAGTCTTAACTCGTGGAATAGATGTCAAGTCCATTTTAATTTGACCTTTCATCACTCACCTCTCTCAATTTGGTCTAAAATATCAACAAAATAACTTAAAGCATCTTCTTTTCCGTTGCCAAGATTTATCAAAGTATCTTCAATTCTACAAAGTTTTTGTTTAGCTTCTTGCACCACTTTCTTTCGTTCATCTTCACGAATTTTGTTTTCTAGTGAAGCAAATTCGCTGTGTAATATTTGTCCGTTATAGTATTTTAATTCAATGTCATTTATTGATTTAAGTGGGCAGTCAGTATAATCATAACCATCTCTAAAACATTGTCCCAACACTTCACAAAAAGAATTTTCTTTATCGCAAAATTGACACTCTCCACAACTCTTTGGCAACTCATCTACATAAATGTTATTCATCTTCCACCTCATATTCTTCAATAATTAACTCGTAAATATCGTGATACTTAAAATAATCTAAACAATTATCATATTTATCTCCATTAAAACAACTTGGTCTAATCTTTCCTTTTTGTGCTGGATTTTCCCACATAAAATAGCAGTTTTGACATTTTTTTGCTTGGTTTAAAGGCAACTTTGCATTTTCGTCTTTGACATATTGTTCTGCTTTTTTCTTGTTTGAAAATACCTTGACTATTGGCTCTTGATAACATTCATATTCGCCTTGTGGTTTTTTAACTACATAAATGTTCATCTGCTTTACCCCTCACTAATTCTTCGTATTTTTCAACATATTTATATGTTATAAAAAACTCCTCATCCAACTCACAAACATCCAATCCATCAACTTTTTTAATGTGGTCAGCCTTCTCTTTCCCAATACGAGAAACCACATATAAATATGCTATATACTCTGCCTCTTCTTCATTGTTAGCCTCAATAAATATAGTTTGTTCTTCCTGTGCCACATAGTTATAAAAATGAGTGTAATATTTATTCATCTGCTTTCTCCTTATCTTTTGTGAAGTAATAAAATGAAATATCTTCTTTGCTTAAAAATGTTCCATTATTACGACCATTTATATAAATGTCGCCGTAAAAATCTCTTGTTGGTCTACTTATTTTGGTGCAACCCTCTATTCTGTGTTCTACTCCATTTTTAAAAACAAAAACTAACGCCATACTACTTTCCTCCTTTGAGTGATTTGATTTGTTGGTCGATTGCTTTTATCATTTTATTTACTTGATTTGATTGCTTTGGAGTAAAATAATCAAACTTCAACAAATAATAACTTATTTTATCTTTCACTTTTTCCAGTTCTTCGATTGCTGTTTGGTTTTTACCATAACAATTAGCCTTTCCACAGGTTCTAATCAATCTTCTTGACACATCTTTAGTATCTTTAATTTCTTTATCTTTATCTGAAAGTTGTTTTTCTAAATCATCAACTTTCCATTTTGTAGCAACAAGAAGCTCATTTTTCTCTGCAAGTTGTTGTTTGAGTTGTGAACATTCGTTTTGCCAGTATTCAACCGTTTTTTCATTATGCTCTTGTGCTAACTCAAATTCTTTGTTTAAGTTTTCAATTTTCTTAAACAACTTATAACTCTTTTCAACCTCTTCCATTGTTGCTTTTATTTCTGGGTCTTTTCTAAGATTTTCCCACACTTCTTCTAATGTCATCATTTCTTCAACTCCTCCAACTTTGCTTTTGTTTCTTCTTCGGTTAAAAACACATCTTTTTCAAGGAATTTATATCTTTTAGCCCAAGTTGTATTGTCAAAAGTTAATGTGTACCACCTTACATAATTGTTTTTTCTATCAACCTTATCTTCTATACCTACAATCTTATGACACTCAACTTCATAATCTCTTACAAAAAAATAATCTTTGTTTATAATAAACACTTCTTGCCCAATCTTAAACTTTGGCTCAATGCAGTTAGATAGTCGGTGTTTGAGGTCTTTTATTTTGGCATCTTTTTCTTTAAACTTTTCTTTGATGTAGTTTCTATCTTCTGTGTTTAACTTGTGTAAAATTTCTTCTTTTTTACTCACTTTCCCCACCTACCTTTTTAATTTCCACTTGGTCGTTCTCACACATTGGACAATAAGCCCATTCTTCGTTATCTTCAACTTCAAACACATATCCACATTTATTACACATTACTTTTTTAGGAATATACTTTTCTACAGTGTCTTTATGTTTAAAGTGTTGATTTTCAACCTTGTCTTGAATCTCTAAAGCTCGTGCCATTTCTTGAACAGCCTTTTCTTCTGGAGTTAATTTTTCATAAAAATATTTGTCTATCTCGTCCATTTCTACTTCATAATAAACCATTTTTGCTGGGTCATAAACAACTTTCTTCATATTACTCACACTCCTTAACAAATCTATAAACAGTTCCACTGCTAATTCCAAACTCTTTTGCTGTTTTGTCCATTGAGTTTCCAAGTTTGTAGTAAGAAATAACCTTTGAACGGAAATCATCGGTGTATGTAGCCTTGCGACCAAGAACAACACCAGATTGTTTTTTTGCTTGCAAAGCTTGTTTTGTTCTGTCTGAAATCAAATCTCTTTCAAACTGTGCAAATGCACCCATAATGTTGAACACAAGTTGAGACATAGCATCAAGACCATTGCCACCAACAGTAATGTTTTCTTTGATAAAAACAACTTTCACTTTCTTGTTGTTTGCTAAAAAATTTGTTGTTTCAATAAGGTCTTGCATTGAACGAGCCATACGGCTCATACTTTCAAAATAAATGGTGTCACCAGGCTTAACTTCTTCAAGCATTTTCTCAAACTCTGGTCTTGTTGATGCCTTTTTTGTTCCACTAATCTTTTCTTCAAAAAACTTGTCAATATTGTAGTCTTTTAAAGCAAATTCTTGTCTAATAAACTCTTGTTTGTCTACTGTTGACACTCTCATATAAGCATAATTCATAATCTTTACTCCTTTTCCTTGATTACAATATATCACACTCGTTATAACAATGTCAACAATATTTCACTATTTTTTAATATTTTTTTTATATTCTTTTTTGTTTAAGTTATCACTAACAACTTTGATTGCTTTTACATTGTCAAACATAGCTCTAATAAACGCCAATTCCATATCATATACACAATCACTCCAAAACCCATCTTTTTTTTGTTTTTTTACTTTAGTTACAAAATCGGTTGAAGTGTAACAAAAAGCCATATCATCAACACCTTTACAAATTGGGTTTAATTTCATAAAGTATTCATCAAAATCTGCAACTTCGTGATGTGTTTTTACGGCAATTATTTCCAATTTTTTTCCTATTTCAAAGACTTCACTACCACAATAACCAATATTCATTATTTCGGTATCTTTTGGTAGGTCTTTTAAAGCTGTAATTACATTAACACCACCAACACCTGTGATAAGAACTGGGTAGTTTCCATACCCAAGTTCTTCAACAAGTTTTAGCTCTTCTTTTTCTGCAATAACTACTATCATAACATCTCCTTAAAGATAGCCATAAGAACATTAACAACAATACTATCGCCAGCCAAGTGATACAAACTTGCATTTGATTGATTCTCTGCTATCTTTTCAAAATCTTCATCTTTTACACCCATAAATCTAAAACACTCTTTTGGTGTTAGTTTTCTAATTCTTAAATTTTTATAGACAGCAGTTGAATTACTAGCATCTACTCTTGTTGTTATTGTTCCTGCATTTTCATTTGTTGTTTGGTTATATATATCCAAAAATTGATTATCTTTTGTTAAATCCATATTTTCAACTAAATTATGAAGTCTTTTGTTTTTTGATTTAATTGCATAATAAGGATTAAATGAGGTTGTTACAGATATTGCAACATTTTCATCATAAATTCTATCTTGCTGATACCATTGTGTTCCACCATTTGACTTTTTTTCTCCAATTCCACCAACAACTTTTGGTGTGTCATTTACAACAACACCTAAAATATCTGGTCTTGTAGTAAGAGTTGGCATTGTTCCATTTGTGGTTTCGATATAATCCTGTGGCTCGTGTCTTGAATTTGGGTTTTTACCGTTGAGACCATTTGTGTAAGAATGATTAACAACATATTCTTCTTCTAAAATACCACTATTAATCAAATTATTACATAGTTTAGTTTTTAAATTATCTTTATACACTTCTTCATTAATTAGAATCATTCCAATATGTTCTTCTCCTGCACCACGTGCGGTTAAACAAGGAGATACAGTTTTTTCTTTGTCAATATCTTTCAAAGGGTCTTGTTGTGCTTTCCAGTTAGAAATTGTTTGTATTTTACTATCGCTCAAATAGAATTTTTCATCAACATTATCTTCTAATAAATCTTTAAGTCTTAATTTTAATTGTTGTGTCTTTGGGAAATGATAGTAATAGTCCCCAAGAATGCTAACCATAAAACATCTTTCTCTATTTTGTGGAACACCAAACTCTTTAGCATTAAGAACTTCCCATTTGTTTTTATAACCTAGTGATTCAAGTTTTTCTAACCATTTAGCAAAATGCTTAATGTTGTTGGTTCCAATAACTTCTGGAACATTTTCCATTACAAGAACTTGTGGCATTTCCATATTGCCATTTTTAAGTTCATCTAAAATTCTCTCAACTTCCCAAAGCATACCACTACGAGTTCCACTGCCTTTTTCCATACCTTTACCAAGTCCAGCAGAGCTTAAATCTTGGCAGGGAAACGAATAAGTCATCATATAACAATATTTGTCAGTATCAACTATATCAAAGTCTTTTCCTTTTGCTTGTTGGATATTAACAAGGTTATGTGTTGCCATAATGTTGTTGTAAATGATTCTTGCTTTATCTTCTCCAAGTCTTTTTATTTGTTCCAAAGTCATTGGTTCATTATAGTTTGCACTAATACCTTTGTTAGCAAGATAGTTAAATACTTGCTCTTTTGTTAAGTCTTTTGAATAATTAGTATTATCATCTCCAAAGTGTGCATCTTTATAAGCTTGTATGCTCTTTACTGCCCACTCGCAAATTTTCCAACTCTCAAAGTCAACCCCTAAATATTCCAGTGCAAAATGCTGACTACCATAACCAGTCAGGCAAACAACTCAATTAAGCGTATTGGTTTATCAACAATAAATTTTTTTGTTCCATCAAATATACTTATTTGGTTGTTCATATTACATCACCTCCTTTCCACAAAATCTTCCTAATTTATCTCTTTTCAATTTAGGTTTTAAGCCTAATAATATTGAATGTAAGATATTTTCCTTATTAGTAACCATTTCTAGGTTTTTATAATTATTATCAGTTTTGATTCCGTTTTTATGATTAACTTGTAACTGGTCACTATAACTATCTAAAAATGCCATAGCAATCAAACGATGGACATAATAAGACTTTCTATCTCCATTGTTTGAAAAAGTAACTCTTAAATAACCATCTTTATCAAGAGATGGTTTAATCAACTTACCTTTTCTATTATCAATTTTTCCATTTTTTCTAATATTGTTTTTATCTTTAGATTTAATTTCTCCATTTGAACTTACTATAATTTCTAGTCCATTTAGTTCAATCAACCTAATTGGCTTATGTATAACAAACTTTTTAGTGCTGTCAAATAAACTAATTTGTCCTGACATATTTATTCTCCTTATTTTTTATCAATAACTTTAATGCCCATATTGGCAATTTGACGAGAAACAGAATCGACATCGAAAGAAACTAAGTTGATAGTAGGTGTTTTTTCTTCGTCTGACTTAAGGTTTAGATTGTGTCCAATTCCATTACTTTTCAATCTATTCTCACTCGACTTTTCTTTTAATTTTCCAGTTTGAGCAGAAAGAACAGTGATTTCTTCCAGGTGGGTTTCTACAAATTGAATCTCTGCCAGGATATCTGGGTTTGGCGAAATCAACCATTGGTTATAGCAATATGGCTCAATTCCACAAAACATACAGAATAATGGTTTTGTGCTAACAAACTCTTGATAGTATTCCAAAACAAACTCAACCAAATCAAAGTAACAGTTTACATAACTTCTCAATGTTTCAATATCAATATCAACAGCATATTTGCTTGATACTTTTGGGAATTTCCTAAAATTAATAACTAGAAGTTGGTTTATGTAACTATTAAACTCTAACTTTCTTGGGAATGCTGCAATTTCATTTTTGTCCCATTTTTTCTTAATTGTTTCCAAGTGTGGCAATAATGCTGCTTTGATTGTTTTTAACTTTTCTTCTGCATCAAACCAAACAGATGTGCCATCTTCATTAAATGCTATCGTTGTCATCACTATTCTCCTTTAATACTTTTTCTACTTCAACAAACAAATCTTCAAAAATAGTCATTCCACCATTAGTGTCATGTCTACAATTTGGTTGGTATGTTATAATCGACTTAATTTCAACCCAGTCGTTTATTTGAACTATTGGTTTTCCTGCTACTCTACACCAAAGATGTTTATAAATAACAGGGTGTCCATTCACTGGCATTGAAAATGGAACATAAAATTTCCAATATGGAACATTGTTGATATCTGTCCCACTTTTAATATTTGTTATTTTTACTCTACTTCCTACAGAAAGAGAGTGTCTATTATAAAATTTTTGTTTCATATCTATCTCCTAAAAGTAAACATTTTCTTTTTTTCTCAACCTATAACTTGGAAGGTCGAGTTTAATTTGGACTACTGACTCAAAGATTCGGTCGATTGTTTTTTGCATAACACCTCTTTCTTCAAGACATTGTTTCAAAGAGCAGTTTGAAGTGTAGATGATAGGTAACATATTGTTGTATCTTGTATTAACAATATCATATACAATTTCTTGAACCCAGTTATCATCACCATTCTTCTTAAACACTTCGGTTGCAAAGTCATCAAGAAACAACACTGGAACTGTTGCAACTCTTTGCATAAATGTTTTTTGTCTTCTTATATCAGTGCTTAACAACTCTTGTTTTATTTTATGAATATTTGTGAATAAACATTCAATGAATTGTGAGTTGAGTTTATCAAGCATACAAGCCGTCAATAATGTCTTACCAGAGCCATTTGAACCAAATAGGTAGATACCTAACCCCTCATTGTGCTCTTTAAAGCCGTCACAATACTTTTTAAGGCGATTTATGATATTTTGATGCTCTTCATTAATTATTTCAATGGAATCAAATGTTGCATCTTTATATCTTTCACCTAAAAGTGATTTATCTTTAAGGTCTTGAAGATATTCGGCAAGTTTTTGTTCTCTTTCTTTCTTATAGGCTTCTTGTATTGCTTCATACTGGCACTTACATTTACAAGGTGCAACCTTTCCTTCAAAAACTGCATATCTTGCTGTTTTGCATTTTATACAATAAGGAATACCATTGTGCATATATTCATCTACTTTTAACTCAAATTTTCTATTCATAGTCATAAGCACTACCATCTCCATACTTTTTATCTTTTTGCGTTGGTTTTTGTTGTGATATATAACTAACCCACTTGCTTCCCTCATCTGTAAAGGCAGAAATGCCATCTTTACGGCTTAGAAAGTCTGCAAGTGTCCATTTATAGTCAAAAAAGTAATATCTATCTTTAATTACATCATTATACCTTGAAATGTATGTTTTAATTTGTTCTTCGGTATAGATTTTCAGTGCTTTCTCAATTTTTTCTCTTGTTTTTTCGCTCAACTCTTGATGTTTAATTATGTTTTTAGTGTTCCAAAAGTTGAAAATATCAACAACCCTAGAATCTTCTTTGTGATTTTCTTGCTTATCACAACACTCATTTACACATTTCTTTATAAATTTAATAATTTCTAGTTCTTTCTTTGTTGTATTATCTGTTACTAAACTATTAAGAAATTTAATTGAACAATCTCTCATATTTTTCTCCTAGTTAAATTTTTCATAAAACTTTATCATTGGTTTTTTTCTTGCTTCTAAAGCTTTGATTCGGCTATCAATTTCTTTCCAAGCATGAATCAACTCTTGCAAATCTGCCTTTGTTTTTGCAATTTTGTAGCCATTATCTGAGCTCACAGAAATTAATGGCACTTTTTGTCCTATCAAACTCAATAAATCTCTTAATTGCCTATCCTTTTTGCTAGTCCAACCAAGATACTCAAGCATTTCTTCCTTTGTAACAACATCTCTTGCCATTAAAAATCTATAAAGTTTGTTTCCGTTTTCTTTTTGGTTTTCACTCATTGGTTTTTCAAATGCCATACTATTTCTCCTTAATAAATTTTATAAAATTCTTAATACCTCGTTTTTCTGTGCCTTGAATCTTGCCAGTTCTTGCCCAAAAGTTAAGAATCTTGCCATTATCGGCTTTAACTTGAATATGAGCATTATCTTCATTACATACTTTAAATTCGACATTGTTTTCTGCTAACAATTTTTTAGCATAATCAAGTCTTTCTTTGGCTTGTTCTTTTTTTGAAACAACAGATACAAAATCACAAACTCCATACAAATCTGTTGGGCAAAAATCTTCTATAACAAGTTTATGTGTTAACACACAACAATAATCTCCACCGCCAACATAAACACAATTTTCACAATATTCTCCACAATTTGCCATACTATTTCTCCTTTTTTAAAGATTTTCTTATGGTTATAAAGTTTTTTCTTATAACAACATCTAACTCATCATCAATATCAAAATCACAAAATTTCATTATTTTTTTATCTATAATTATTGCAGCACTTTTACCATATTTAGAAAACTTTTTCTTTAAGGTAATTCCATTAGAATCAAATGTGTTTTCTTTTTGTTGTTTTATTGTGAACCATCTACAATTAGATGGCTTATAATCATCATTGCTATCAATTCTATCAATCGTAAGATTATCTTGATACCCTGTATTGATAGCCCAAACATAAAATTTAGAAAACCCTTCATCTCCTAACCAATCTTCACACACTTTTATTCCTTTGCCACCATAGTATTTATATGCACAATCTTTTTCTCTATAACATCTCGAAATCATATTTCTATATATTCTATAAAGCCTACTCTTTGCAAGTCCCTCTATCTTTATTCCATCTTTATAAACACTAATCATATTATTTTCTCCCTAAATATTTTTCTTTTAATTTTGTTTCAACTTCTTTACTATTTCTTTTCCCTGAAATAATACCACTCAAAAAAGTGCGTTGAATACCAAATTCTTCTGCAAGTTTAGTTACAGTTATTCCTTGTTCTAACATTTTCTTTTTAATTGTTAGTGATTGTTTTTGTGTTATCATTTTATTTCTCCTTTACAATTTATACTCACATTATATACACTTGTAAAACACTCGTCAACTAAATAAGGCATATTTTTAAAAATTTTTTCAAAAAAAATAATGGGGTTAATCCCCACTATCTAAAAACCGTTTAAATTCTTCTAATTTTCGTTCTTTTATTTTATTACTTTGTCCCTTAATTGAGAAGTCTAAATACTTATCAAAAAACTCTTTAACCAACTTTTTTGTTTTCTTTTCCCCTTGAGCAACACCATCATAATAGCCTTTGCTTGGTTTATTATCTTCAAGACCAACTTTTCCATTGTTTTGTCCACCAAGAGTTTTGTTTCTCGTTTGAAAACCTGCATCAATGTATCTTTTTATCCAATATCTTTCCTGTTCATCAAGTTCAGTTGTTTTTTCAAGAATGTGAACTTTATAACCATAAGGATTCTCTTCTGAAAACAAACCCCACTTTTTAATACTCAAATCAATGTGTTGATACCCTGAAAGATGTTCGGCTAATCTACCCAACAAATCTTTTGCTTGTCCCACATAAAAAAACTTAATGCCCTCTTCTGAAACCCTAGTGAAAGCATAAATACCAGATTCATGTGTTGCTTGCGAGTTGTTTTGCAAAATAACATTCTCATTTTTTCGCTTTATCGCAAATATCTTTTTATAATTTACATTTCCCATATATTGTTATTATATTATAAAGGTCAGTGTTAGTCAAATAAAAAAGAGTAGCATAATTACTACTCTTTAAAATGGTAATTCAGTATCTTCGATTGGTTCAAATTTCTCAACCTTTTCTTCTTTTTTTGGTTTTTCTTCTGGCTTTGCTCCAAGAAGAATATCTTCAGGCTCACAAGTGATTGTTAAGTTTTCATACCACTTGTCAGAGTTCTTGTCTTTTCTTTTTACAACACCAACTTCAGTAGCGCCAACAATTTTAATAAAGTCACCAGCTTTAAATCTAGCAGACAAGTCAGCACCCCATACATTGATTTTTAATTTTTCAGCAAACTTTGAATTTCCAGTGAGTTCACCCTCAACTGTGATAAAACTGTATGGTGTTCCTTTTTGGCTAGTTCCACCATTCATAAATAAAATTTCGTAATTCTTTTTTCCTTGTAAATTAAACATTATTTACTCTCCTTTTTCTTTGTTGATTTTTTTGTTTTTTGTGGTTTTGGATTAAATAAATCTTCAACAAAATTGTAAAATTGTTTTAAGTTTTCTTGTGCTTCTTGTTTTTCTTTTTGTTTTAATATTTCTTCTTGAAATTCAGTAACATCAAATAAGTCTTGTTGTGTCTTATCAAGTTTGTAATATCTTGGTCTTGCTAATCCAATTTTGTAACTTAAAATTGAGTATTTATCTGTATTTTCAATAACTTTCAAATGCTCTGGGGTTAAATTACTATTTATATTTGCATATAATTTACCATTATATAAAAACCTAATTTCAGTTCCAAAATAACGGTTATAAGGTCTAATTTCAATACCATTTTTATCATTTGCTAACAAGAAATTAAGAATTTCTCTTGTTACAGAATGTTCGGCTCTTAAATCAATAAGCTCACTTTTTAATTGAGTATATTTAGATAACAACTCTAACTTTGTAATCATTTTTCTTTCTCCTTTAAAAACTCATCATAGTTTGGTGTTTTTCTTTTAATTAAACAGTTTGCAAGATACACCAATCTTGGCAAATATTCGTTTCGCACCCATTGCTCATTGTATTCAATAGGAATTTCTTCAACTCTTTCCTGGTCTATCGGTAAAAAGAAGTTGTCATAATCTTCGTCTTTCATAGCATAAGCATAAATGCAAGCAATTCTTTTTTTTGTAGCAAACATTTGAACCCACACTTGCCAAACATATTCTTTTGGCATTTTCCATTCACTCTCGCTATATTTGTGAGTTTTAATTTCTACTATTTTTTCTCTTGTTTCACAGTCAAGATTCACTCTCAACTTTAACTTTTTGATTCTTATTTGTCTATCAAGAACAATTTTCTCTTTGTGTGTTTCTGCATAATGCTTAGATAGTTGATGTTCTTTAATGTTACCTGACACCGTATACACATTGCTAAATGAGTTGTCTTTTGTTCCTATTTTAGACTGAAACCAACTCATAAAAGTTGATGTATTCCAATTAGACATTATGTATTTAGTGTCAGATGCACCAAACCAACCACTTCTATCTTTATTTGTTATCATTCAACAAAACCCTCATATTTTTCTCGACTTTATCAATTACACCACAAGCAGCAAGATATTGCATATATTGTTTTTCATCTTTCAAACCACATTTTGTGATAACATCTGCCATATCAAGTCCTTTTTTCATTAAGTCAGTCATTAACACTTCGATTCTATTCTTAACAGCCATAATATCGTGATAAGACAAGTTATCAGACACTTCATTATCTTCTTCTACAATATCAAATACATTTTGTAAAATATATCTTCTTTGATAAGTTTCAAGTGAACCAAGAATTTGAATTTCATTCATCTTGCTATCTTTTTGCTCAACCATTGGGCTAGTTGCAGTAATTGTTTCATCACTATCCCAGTCATACAATGTCAATGTAGCCACTTCTTTATCAAATGTGATAAGTGGTGTCATTCTAACTTCAAAACATACTCTTGTAATTGGTGGCAAAATGTCGGTCAATGTGTAGTAGCCTACCTTAGTAAAACTATTTTTACCACTCTTTGTAATGTTTTCTTTCTTTAAAAGCATTCTTGCTTCTTGTAATTTTTCTTTTAGGTTTTTTATCTCAGCCATCTTTTTCTCCTTTCAAAATAAATATTATTTGCAGCAGTTTCAAACTTCTTATTTATCACCTGCTTTATTTCTTTATATACATATTCGTCAGTCATAAATTTCTCCTAGTATGTTCTTTTGCCTTTTATTGCCATTTCAGCCTCATAAAGAGAGTCAAAACCTGGATACCAGGCATCTTTATCTGCATTGTATTCACCTGTGGTTTTATTGTAACCGTCAGAATCATACATCTCTTCCTGTTCTTCAAGGACTCTATCAATTTCATCTAAATCAATAATTTCGATTTCCATTTAAAACCCTCCCTTTTGAACTCGTTTAACTTCTTCTATTGCAATGCGATAATTCTTTCCAACTTTAATAGCCTTAATTTTGCCGTTTTTAATGGCTTTTGAAACATATTGCCTAGAAACACCCATAATATCTGCTAATTCGACTGCTGAGATGTATTTTGGCTCGAATTTAGGCATTTACTTAGCCCCCAAGTCTTTCATTTTCTCATAAAGTTCATCAATATATCTTTCTGCATCTTTCTTATGGGTGCTAAACAAAGAACAGAATTGTGGACTTTCAAGACCTGTAACATCTTCGATTGCATCTCTAATACAGGTTCTTAAATGACAAGAGCCGTTTTTACCACATCTAGTAATGTAGAAAAAGTTTGCTCTATCCATTATCATCTTTTCGATTGGTTCGATTGTTTCTCTTTTTTCTGCCATTTTCTTTCTCCTTTAACTTATTATAGTTTCTTTCACAAATAGAATATCTTTTTCTAATTTCGTGATTTAAGTCACATTCTAGTAAATCATTTCTAAAAATACAGTCTTTACAATAGTCCATTTTACCTGACATATCTGCTCTAGCCAAAATGCTCGAATTGTATTTTCTTTCATCAAGTTCATTTTGAATTTTTCCTAATTCCATAATTTTTCTCCTTATTGTTTTTCTTTTAATAAATTAATTGTTACTTCTGCAAAATTAATTAATCTAGCAAGAGCATCTTTTTGTTCAAGAGTATCACACCTTTTATCTCTAACAAAAATAGCCACTTCAATGTCTTGCTTTAATTGTTCCCCTGTTAATTCCATTAGTTTTACCTCCTTTTTACTAACACCATAATAACCCATTCCGTAAACATAGTCAACTAAATTTAATCACTTTTTAAAAATTTTTCACAAAAAAAGAAACCCACATATTTGTGAGCTTCTTTTTAGTCGTGCGAGAACAAGCAAACTCGCTATTAGATGATTATTAAATAAAAGGAGTAACCCTATACAGAGTATTGCGCTTGTTTTTATATTTAATTGTTTGGCATCTCGCCACTTAAAAGGTTATTTGCCTGTGATAAACCCATTGTGTGAAGTAGATAACACAATGCTTGCACCAGTCCTAAATAAATAACCTTAATCTTAATTTAAACCTTTTTTCCTGGTTTGTCAATTTATTTTTAAAAAAATTTAAAAAAGTTTGAAAATTTGTTTGACATTGTGTTTTTTTAATGGTATTGTATAATTAATCTTATGTCAAATAGGAAATAAGACTCTTAGATATTTAGTCCGCCCTAATATCTAGGTAAAACTGAATATTTAAGAGGTTAGAAAAACTGTAATGAACGGAAAGGCGGAGTTCCAAGTAATTGCAGTTTTTGTTTTTCTAATAACAGCAGATGGTTGACTGCTTAACAAATAACTTCTTGGTTAAGTTCAAGGGGTGCAACAAATATTACACTCGTGTTTGTTGTTCTACTTAGTGGATTATACTGAATATACCACAATAAAAAAATGTCGGGGTTGGAAGTCCAGAGAAAGGGATTATCACCTAGAGCCAAAGGATTTGGATTTTGGTGTCTTGTAATAAAAACAAGTCTGGTGATAGCATTGTGAAAGGTAATACTTACAATGCACTATGAGTGTCGAGATGAACAATAAGGAAACTTCAAAAAGGTAATTTATTGTTTATTGGGATAGTTTCGTTCCTAGTTTTTCTAGGGATTACTATCTCAATTTACTTAAAGTTGCTTAAAAAGGTAATTTATAAAAACACTTTTATTACAAATTTGATTGTAAATACTAAAAATATATAATTTAAAATAAAAAAAGCCGCAACAGATTAAACACTACACCATCTATTTTTGGTGTTTTATTGAAAAATCTGCAACAGTTTTGTTCCTACACACCCCTTGCCCCACCTGCTCCCCCTGCCGCCTTTTGCCCCTTTTGTGGTTTTATCGTGACAGGCTGCGCCACTTATTCAAATAATTTATAAAATATATTTATAGGCTTATTTTGCTAGTTATAACACATTAAAATTATATACATTATAAAATTATTATATAATAAAAAAACGGGCTTTTTAAAAGCCTTTTTTTGCTTGTTTATAATTCTTTTGTGTTGGTTGTCGTGTTCTGGAATTTTTGCAATAAAAAAACGGGCTTAGTTTCGCCCGCTTTTTAATGGTTTAAATAATAATTTTTTGAAATGTTCTTTGTTTGTGTGGGATATTCGCCCGTTGGTGTCTTTTACGTAAATATATATTGTTTTTTGTTGTGTTGGTGATTGTTTGGCGGTGTCTTTTAATCCTTTAGATATATCAATAATTTGAATGATTGCTCCGTCAATCTGTCCCCTAAAAAATTGACCAACTTTTAAAAATTTTTCATCAATCATAAAATATCGCTCCTTTTATTTATTATTTTTTATAACTCCACTAAAAAAGAAAAATACAAGTAATATAAATAAAATAATATACATATAACGCCGCCCCCTTTTTACCTGTCAAGCTCTCGCTTGGTTAAGTCTGAAAGGTTAAGCCCCCAGCGGCTTATATTATCCGCTTTTTGGTATCCTTTGCCCCTTGTCTCGTTGTTATATGCTTCGATAAGTTCCGCCAGTTTCTGCGCCGTTTTTTCCATTTCCCCAATAACTGCCAAGACTTCGCGGCGGTGTTTTCTTATGTTTATTTGTTCCAGTTTTGCCAACTGTTCCGCGTTTGGTGTGATTTGTTCCGCTGGTGTGTTGTTTTCTCTGTCAAACTTCCAAGAGAAAGAAACGCGAAGCCCTGAGCGGTTGCGGTTCTTATAGATTTCTAAATCAAGCCAATAATTAGACCAAGACGCCCACACCTGCACGCCGTCGGCTTCTAGCTTTCTCAATTCGTCCCAGATTTTCGCGCGGGTTGTCTCGCCCCATCTTTTGCCCCTGTATTTTTCAAGAATTGCGCAAGCTTTCGGCAAAATTTCCGCCGCTGTCTTTCTAAAATTATTGATATTTTTTAAGCTTGCCACCCTTTCGGCTTCGTGTATATTCTTTTGAGTTTCTGCGACAAACTCCAACAAAGAAGAAAGAACCAAACAACGAACCCCGCCGACTTCTTCGCCGTTCTCGTTGTGTTCTTGGAATAGTCCCACAAATTCGCCAGAATTTCCAACAGCGAGCCCCAAAAACTTATAACAATCTAACCCCAAAAGCTCCGCGCTTGTGTTAGTGTTCCAAATTGCCGCCGCTTCACCTTCTACACTGTTTGAAACATAAGGAAAGCCGAACAAATCGCCCAAAGCCTCAACCGTTCCCGCTCTTTTTGTTTTTGCCTTTTCAATAATTGTAGCGCCGCGTGATATATAAATACAATCCATAACACCACAGAAAGCAACCGCGAGCGCTTCCGCCTCGCTTTCTGTAAATTCTTTTTTTAATTCTGTTACTTTAATTTCGAACTTTTTCATTTTTTTTACTCCTTCGCCCCTTTGGGCTGGTGTTGTTCCTGTGTTATCGCCTCACTATTTTATTATTTTACTTTTGATATATAAAATCTGATATTATATTCTTTTTGTTTTTTTATAATTTCTTCTATACTTTCCGCGTTTAAAGTTCTTTTGACGTTTTCGGCTACTTCTTGCAATGTATCAAAATATCTAGTTGTTACGCTTTCATACTCTGAAGATTTTATTCTTAACTTATACATAACTTTTTTGCCTCCTGTTATTTATTATTCATTACTGAACAATAATAATATAACATAATAATTATAATATATCAAGCGAATTATAATAAAAATATAAAATTTTTTTATTTTTTTAACTTCTTTATAATAAAAACACTATAACAAAATAATAATAAATAAAAAACACTATAAACAAAAGAACAATAAAAGAAGAAATAAAAAGCAACCAAAAAGGCAACGGCTGCGAGTTCTGCCAGATTCTGCCCACACTTTCCGCCCCTTTCCCTCTCTCCTCTTTTCCATTTTATTATTTTTAACTTTATATCAAAATCATTAATAATAAAACTTATTCTGTTAATAATAAAACTTGTTGCAGTTACTACAGTTTTATAATTTATATAAAAAAATAAAAATAATAATTATAATATATATATAAAGTAAAAAACCGCCACCAGCCCCGCCACCTGCTGCAATATTTCACAAATGACCGATTATGAAATAAAACAAGAAACAGCACCAAAACAGGCAAAGCCGCCGCAATTTCTGGCACTTCTGCACGTTCTGCTGCTGCCCTTTCTGGTTGTGGGGTGGGGAGAGAAAAAGAGGGGAACAAATAAGGCACATTACCCCTGTTTAATACACTGGCAAAAATAGTAGGTCTAGTCTTTTTTTATTTTGTGAAAAATACTTGACTGATGTTATAGTATTGTGATAATATAACGGTAGTGAAATAAAAAGGAGAGATAAAAATGCGAGTAAAAGAAAGTAATAAAGGCAAAGCGAGACCATTAATCGAGAAGTTAAAGAATGATTATTTAATGTCTCAAAGAGATATAGCAAAATGGTGTGATGTAATGCACTGCGTTGTAAATGGTTGGGCGAATGACAAGATAACAGCAAATGATGAGCATTTGGATAAATTGAGAGAGGCCATTGTTTTGTTGGCTGGAAGAAATGTAAGATACCCACATCAAGCATTAGATATTTTACAAGGAAGGGATTAGTGTATGGCAAAAGGTGTTGATTATACAGCGAGTTTGATAGAGATAAACAAAGCAATAGCAACACGATATTCGAGAGCGAGAGATAATGTTCAGTTCTGGAAAACTGACGAAAAAGTGTATGAGCTTTTAAATATGTGTTATAAGACATATTATTTACAGATATGGGAATATTATGATAGAATGAATAGTGATAAAGGAGAGCGTGGAATAAGGGCGTGTGTTAAAGAGTTAACAACAAATGTTTTACCTTTAATTGAAGAGAAGTTGGCAAAGAAAGATATGTCGATAGAGAATAGGGGTAGATTTACACAACTTTATGATGATGTTTATGCTTTGATATCTTGTCGTTCATTAACACATTTTGTTCAGTATATGGAATTTGATAAAGCGCCAGAGAGCAAGTTGTGGAAACCGACAATGCACTTATTTAGTGGATATTGGTATTATACAGGAAGCATGATTCTTAATGGAGATGTAAAGTTTATATCAAAACAATGTTTTACTGGTTTGGGAAAGACATACTCAAATGCAATGACTTTGGCGTTTATTTTTGGTAATGATATCAATGCAGATGCTTTGTATGTATTTGGAGCAAGTGAAAACGTAGGGACATTTACGGCTGGTTTGGTAGATTTGATGGTAAGTGAGAGATATTCAAAAGTCTTTCCATATTTCAAACAATTCAAGTCAGAAGATGCCGAGCAAACTGCAAATAGAATGTTTTTGATAAGACAATGTAGAGATAGTGGTAGCAAACTTCGTATTTGTGGAAGTAGCAAACCTGTAAATATAAGAGTTGTTTCAAAAGATAAAAACACAAACGGTGTTCGTGCAAAGTTCTTGTTCTTGGACGATATCGCTCAGTTGGCTGACGCTAACAATCCTAAGGCACACGAAAAAGATATTTTTAGGTTGACAAATGAGTGGAGAAAGAGAAACTACAACTTAACCGACTTCTATATGATAGTTGGTGGAACTACTTATTCTGTTGATGATATATTAACATACTTATTGAAGATGAATAACGGTGACATAGCCGAAAAAAGTCCTAAAAACAAGTTTACAAGTGTTGCTGAGAGTGATTACATAGTTAGCAAAGGCAAAGCAGTGTTTGTTAGAGTGCCAAGTCTTGATTATGATACAGACGAAAGCACATATCCTGAAAAATACCCAACTTATTCTTTGAGAAAAGAGAGAGATGAAGCATTAGATGGAGGAAGAATGTTCCTGGCAATGAATCAACAAATGCCACTTTCTAGTGATAAAAACCCATTTGATACAGGAAATATTCACATTTACGAAGAATTACCACCTACAACTTTCAATGGTGGCACTAGAAATCCACAATGTAGAGCCATAATTGACCCATCTCGAAAGGGAAATGATAAAACCTGTGCCTTATTTTTTAGCCAAGATGGTGAAAAACATTATTTTGTTGATGCTTTTCTTGATAATCAACCATTAGACCATATATACGATAATGGTAAAACAGTAATTGAGCATATTTGTCAAAAAATTATTGCTCATAATTGCCTTGAAGTGTTAGCCGAAGAGAATACAGAAAGCACTATTGTGTCTCAAATAAGGAAAAAACTCGAAGAAATGAACCATTTTAGCACAAAAGTTAAGGGTTATTATTCATACGAGAAGAAAAAAGACAAGATTTATGGCTGCCAAACTGCCATTCAATCATACCTTTATTTTCCATCTCGAAGAGTTTTTACTGCTAATTCTGATGTTGGTAAGGCAATGAAAGACATAAATTACTGGGAATATAAGGACAATATTGCAGATGATGCTCCTGAATGTTGTGCTGTTTATGTGAAAAATTACATTGGAGTTGGCAATTTATTGTATTCAACAGTAGGAAGTTTTAGAAGATAATTAAAAAAATTTAATTTTTTTTTAGAAAAGTCATGAAATTTGTTTGACTTTTCTTTTTTTTTATGATAATTATGAATTAAGAACAAAAATTTTGCCTAGAATTGTGGGGTTTTATAGTGCAGATTTTAGAGTGTCCAAAATGTAAACAGAAAATGCTAAAAATTTACACAAAGGGTGAAGCCGTTGTGTCTTTTTTGCTGAGAGATGCAAATGAGACGGCAAAATGTAGGAATTGTGGGCAAAAAATATCATATTCAGTGTCTAAAATCAAAAAGGGGGATAAATAATGGCAGGGATTCAAAAAATTAAAATACCAATTAAAAAGAGTGAACTTAATATACAAGCAATTATGCCATATTTACCTGATATTTATGAAAAGTTTTGTTCAAATAGAGACAAAATTCAAAAATTTTGGCAACTTTATGAGAATAAACACAATATTTTTGATAAAGAAAGGGCGTATGGTGACAATGCAAATATAAACAACATTGTTTCAACACCTCATTTGTGGGCAATGGTAAACTTTAAGAGTGGTTATGCTCTTGGAAACCCAAAAGAATATGCTCAAACTGAAGAAAATCAAACAGATGATATTAAATACCTTAACAAGTATGCAAAGTCTGTTAATCTTAGAAGTATTGATAAAAATGTTGCTGTTTGGGTATATGCTACTGGCGTTGGTTATTATTTTATTGAGCCAAAAGAAGAAGTGTATGATGCTGAAAGTGAAGCACCATTTAATGTGTTCTTAAGAGCATCTGACACTTGCGCAAAGATTTATAGTTCATATAATGGCGAAGAGGCTTTGTTTGATATTCTTGTAACTAGCATAAAGAAAAATATTAAAGGTAAAGAGAAAGATATTGTAGTAGTTTCTATTTATTTGCCAAATATGTATTATGAGTTTGAATACAATGAGGTTGTTCCAAAAGTATTCAAATTTGAAGAAAACAAGCCAAAAACAAAGGCTAGATATTATAATCGACTTCCATTGGTAGAAAAGTATGCTAATGAAAATAGAATTGGTATTGTAGAAATTGGTGAATCTTTACAGAATGCCATTGATAATATTTATTCTAACCAAGTTGATAATATTGAAGATATAGTTAATGAAATGCTTATTTTCAAGAACTGTATTTTAGGAAACTCACCAGAAGAGAAAGCACAAAACTTAATAAATGCTAGGAAAAATGGTGTTTTGGAAATTACAGACCCTAGTGAGAATAGGGAAGCCGATGTTAAAACACTTAGCACACAACTTAATCATAGTGACATCTTGACTTTAATGGAAAGTTTAAAGAATGAGTTATATGCTACTTGTGGTGTTCCTATTGCAGTGAGTGACACTTCAAATGGTGGAAACAAACAAGGTGCTTTACAGCTTGGAAATGGTTGGGAAAACTCTTATGATAGATTACTTGATGAAATTAACAGTTTCTTAATTGCAGACTATGAGTTGCTTGAAAAGATGTTGTTTATTTGCAAGAAATCTAAAAAATCAAAACTTAATGAACTTAATGCTAGTGAAATTGAGATTAAATATAATCCTAATATGACAGATAATATTCTTTCTAAGGCACAAGCATTACAAATCTTTGATAATTGTAATATTCCACCTGAATTGTATATTCAATGGGTTAGAATTTCAAATGATGCAGTCACTGCTGCTCAAATCATTAAAAAGTATCGTGAAAGTTTGGTTAAAGTTGAAAGTGAATCAAATAATGGTAATAACAACATTTAGTTGAGATTATACTACGGTAGGGAAATCGTATAACAAATTTCGCAAAAATCTTCCACTTTTAGTGGCGTTAGGGAAAACGGAAATCGCAGGAGAATAGTTATGGAAAATAACGAACAAAATGTAGGAGTTGAAACTCCAAATGTGGAAACAACCACAACAACAAGTGCTTATGAAGCTGAAATCAAGAAACTTAAAGATGCACTTTCAAAATCTAATTCAGAAAATGCGGATTGGAAAAGAAAGTATAACTCAAAGTTGACTGAAGAAGAGCAAGGAAAAGCACTACAAGAAGAAAGAGAGGCTTATGTAAAGTCTTTGGAACAAAAAGTTGCAAAAACTGAATTAGGTGCTGAACTTTCAAAAAGCATTAAAGACGAAAAAGTTTTAAATGGTATTGTTGATGACCTTGTTGATGGAAATAATATTGATGCCATCAAAAAGATTAACAAATACATTGAAACAAAAGTTGCAGATGCTATTAAGGAACACGATGATAAACTTTTAAGAGATAATCCTGTTCCACCACCAACAAGCACAACAAACAACGGTGGGGTATCGAGAAAAGACTTCGATAAAATGTCTTACGCTGAAAGGGTAGCGTTCAAAGAAAAAAACCCTGAAACTTACAAAAAATATACAGAATAAAAAGGAGAATTAAAAATGGCACAACAAGGAGATAGAACATTCCTTACGAATATGGTTGACCCAGAAGTGCTTGCTGATATGGTATCAGGCAAAGTTGAAAAAATGATTAGGGTTACCCCATTCGCAAAAATTGATAACACATTAGTTGGTAGACCTGGTTCTACAGTTACAGTTCCATTCTATGGACACATTGGAAACGCAGTTGTAGTAGCAGAAGGAGAAGAAATTCCAGTTACTAAACTCACAACTAGCGTAAAATCTTACCAAATCCATAAAGTTGGTAAAGGTATCACTCTTACTGATGAAGCAGTATTAAGTGGATATGGCGACCCAGTTGGGGAAGGTGCAAGACAACTTGCTCAAGCAATCGCTCAAAAAATTGATACAGATGCAATCGATGCTCTCTATGAAGGAGACCAACACTTCCTTGCATCAGAAAAACTTAAATATACATCAATCGTTGATGGAATCGATGTATTCCAAGAAGAAATCAATGCTCCAAAGGTTATGTTTATTAACCCAGCACAGGTTTCAACATTAAGAAAAGATTCTCAATTCATCTCAGCTGACAAATATGGTGCAGCTAACAATGTTGTAATGTATGGTGAAATCGGAATGATTGCTAATACAAGAATCGTTGTTTCAAAGAGAGTTACAAAGAACGCAGCTTTCTATTACCCAGTATCAAGCACAACTGCTAACAAACTCGAAATCGTTGCTTCAGGTGCTTCAACTGGCGAAGTAAATCTTGCAGATGTAGAAGCAGCAGCTATCGGTGGATATGAACCAGAAGTTGGAGATTATGTTCTTCAAGCAGCAGCTGACACATACTACATCAACCCAATCGTAAGATTTGCTACAGAAAACGATGTGGATACAGGTATTCCTGCAATCACAATCTACACAAAGAGAGATACTTATGTAGAACCTGCAAGAGATGCAAGCAAGAAACAAACATCTTACTTTGCTGATAAACACTGTGTAGTTGCTCTTACAAATGCTGATGCAGTTGTATTGCTTTACGCTCAAGTTTAATTAAAATAAAACAAGGAGAAAGTTGATGGACATAGCACCAATTATAAAACAAAAATATTCATATTTGGAAGATAGTGAAGTTGAGTTATTTATTAACAAAGCAAAAGCTATTGCGATAGACCAACTATACCCAACTGACTTGTCTATCAACTATCTAACCTTTGATTGGAGTAATCCAAGATTTGATATGTGGATAGTAGATTGTGTAGATGAGTTAATTGAGAGAGTTGGCATTTCAAGTGTAACAAGTTATCGTGAAAACGGAATGAGTTGGACATTTGATAGAGCAGGTGTCAGTCAAGCATTACTTGATAGATTGCCAAGAAATGTTGGAATTATCAAATAGGAGGGTTATATGAAAAACGGAAGTGTAGTGTATCATTGCAAACGCATAAGCCCACCTAGTTCTGATGTAGAAGAATTTGACAAACCACAAAAATATGTTTTAAGACCTAGATATTTAACAATTCAACCATTTACTGGGAATATATACGATAATACTTTTGGTGAGTTTAGAGACTACACTGAAAAAGGTTGTGCGATACCTTATGAGTTTTGGGAAAACCAAATTAATGAGGGTGATAGATTTTATCTTAACACTGTTCCTAATGGGTTTGAAAGTGGCGAAGAGCCTGACTCAGGTTGGGGTTATGATGCCGATTATGTTGTAAATGCTGTGTCAAAACAAAATATTGCAATTTATTTCGCTCTAAAATCAATTTTGGAGAACTAATATGGCTACTAATTTAACTGGTTTAAATAATTTTAAGAAAAAGTTACAAAACTATTCTAATATTAACGCTAGTTTTACAAATTCAGTAGCCGAAGAAATTGCAAAGCGTGGTGTTCAAATTGCACAAGAAGAATATGCTGGAATGGACAAAGTAAATGTTTCATATGAAACAATGTCTGGTGGTAGAAGTAAAGTTGTAGCAAAAAGAAAAGGTTTAGCATATATTGAGTTTGGAACTGGTGATGTTGGTAAGGAATCAAACTATCCAACAGAGAATTTACCTAAACAAGGAGTTCCAATTACTGGTGAATGGAAATATTACTATTTGCCTAGTGATAGCAAAAAAACAATAAATGGTAAACGTGGCTGGATGCTTGGCTCAAACTTTATCACAGGTCGTTCGGCTGGTATGCAAATGTATAGAACATCAAAACGACTTAAAAACGAAATGATAAACATAGTTAAAAATAAAATAAGGGGAGATAGTGCTAATGTATAATTTTCTTGAAAGTATGAAAAACTACATTAAAGATGGCATTAATGATGCTGATATTCCTAAAACAAGTAATATTGAAGTGTATGATGCCGATACAAAAGGACATACTCCACAAAAAACTGAAATTCAGTTTAAAATAATGGACAACAGCGAAGTAGAAAGGTATAATACATTTAATGGAGCAAATATCTTTAGCATTCCATTACAAATCACAATATTTGCTTTTCAAACAAAAATCGCTGGTAAAATGACTTCTGCAAGACAATCAAGTATTATTCTTGCCGATAAAGTCAATAAATTGCTTAATGCCTTAGATGTTGTAAATTATAACTCAAATGTAAAAAGAGTTAGAATAATGACAACAACTCCAGCAATGCCATTTGAAGGTGGCGATAAGGCATACACAACAGCAATCCGTTGTGAGTTTTGGGTTGCAAAAGAATAAATAAGGAGAAAAATTTATGGCTATTGCAATTAGTTCAATCGGTGCAAAGGTTTCTTTTGCATTTGAAGCGGAAAAAGGAACTAGACCAGTAACTGGTTATAAAAAATTGCCAGGAATTAAAGAAATTCCTGAAATGAACCCATCACCAGAAACTCTTGAAACCACATCACTCGACAACACAGAATACAAGACATATATTGATGGTTTGAAAGATTTGGGTGGTTCATTAGCATTCACTGCAAACTTTACACAAGAACTTTATGACTTGTATAATGGAGAAAGTGGTATTATTAAACAATGGGAAGATGCAAAAGAGACAGGACTTGCAATGTATCTTTGCATTGATATCAATGGCTTAGATAAGAGTTGCTATCTTTCAGTAATTCCATCAAAGCTAGGTATTCCAGCTGCAAGTGTAAACTCAATTATGGAAGTAAATCTTTACTTTACACCTGCTGGCGAACCAGTTTGGGACGCTGACCCAACAGCATACGCTGAATAAAAGTATCTGCATAGGACAGAAATATAATTATAAGGAGAGTTCAATATGAACAAGGAAATTATTATTAATGGAAAAAATTACAACTTAAAGAAAGTTGACTTTAGTGCTATCTGCACACTTGAAGAATTAGGATTTAGTGTGAATGATTTAAAAGCAAGAACATTTAGTTCGGTTAGAGCTTGTTTTGCATTTCATAGTGGTCTTGATTTAATTAAGGCTGGTGAAGAAATCGAATCACATTTAAAAAATAAAGGAAAGTTTGAAGATTTTGCTCCATTCTTAACTTCGGTAGTTGAAAGCGATTTTTTTCAAAGTCTGTCCTAACAACAGAGCAAGTAGGCGAAGATATAGAAAATATGCCAAAACCTAAAACTGTTGCTGACTATGGTAGTATCTGCGAATGGGTTAAACAGGAGTGGTTGCTACCATTTTTAGTAATAGGTGGTAATGAAGATAAATTTTGGCACTTGACTCCTAGTGAGTTAAAATTCTATTTTGATGTTGAAAGGAAAAAGAAAGAACAAAGAGAACAAGAAATGTGGCTTATGGGACAATATATAAGGCGAGCAATAGAGAGTTCTTATCAACATTGTATTGGTATGACCGACTATAACAAATTTAAGCCTCAAGAATATCCAAAATGTCCACATATTGAAGAAGAATATAAACCAGTTAATGAAAACTGGGTAAAAAACGAAAGAATGCGTTTGGTTGCATTTCTTAGTAATCTAAAAAAACCAAAATAAAGGAGATATTATGGCAGAAGCAAGTATTGATAGATTAACGCTGGACATTGTTGTTAATAATGACAATGCTACTCGTAGAATTAATGCAGTTACAAAGGCTATTGAAAAATTAAATACCGCAATGGGCAAGTCTAGTAACATTGACAAGGTGCTTGATAAAATCAATAATGTATCTCCCACATCTACACGAGGAGGTAGCACCTCTAAGGGTGGTTCAACTAAAAACAAAAATGTAGGTATATTTGCTACATTGGGCAAATGGAACTACATGATAAACATGACTAGATATTATGGTAGGCAACTTGCAAACATTGTTCAATTAGGTATGGACTATGTTGAAACTCAAAACTTATGGCAAGTTTCAAATAGAAACAATATTGCTCAAGCTGCTGAATTTATTGATAAAATGAATAAGGCTTATGGTATTTCAGAAGCAACATTGATGAATTACCAAGCATTATTTAAAACAATGTTGTCATCACTTGGTGAATTGTCTGATATGCTTTCAAGTAAGTTATCACAACAATTAACCCAAATGGCTTTAGACTTTTCATCACTTTACAATGTAAGTATTGCAAGTGCAATGACTAAATTCCAAGCAGTATTAAGTGGACAAGTTAGACCTATTCGTTCAGTATCTGGTTATGATATTACAGAAAATACGATTTACGACATCTATTCAAAGATGGGTGGCGAAAAATCAATGAGACAATTATCACAACTCGAAAAGAGATTGTTGAGAATATATGCTGTATTCGACCAAATGGACGCATCTGGTGCGAGTGGTGACTTGTCAAAGACAATAAATAGTGCATCAAACCAAGCAAGAATTATGAGTGAACAACTTAAAGAATGCTTAACTTGGACAGGTCAAATTATATTATCTTGGTTAAATGGTATTGGTGTATTCAAATATGCAACGGCTATATTTACTACAATGAGCCAAGTATTAAAGGCTATTGCTTATGATACAAATGCAGTTCCACAAGATTTCTTTCAAGGTGCTTTTGAGAATGTTGAAGGCACAAATGAAGCTATTGATGAACTACAAGGCAAATTGCTATCATTCGATAGATTTGAAGCTTTAAATTCAAAAGATGGCGGAATGCTTGGAATTGACCCAATTATTGAAGAATTAATTTCTAAAATTGATGTTGGAATTGGAAATATAAATAATGAATCTAAACAAATTTCAGATAGTTGGTTGAAGCAAATTGGTTTAGGTCAAGAAATGTATAGAGTTACAAAAGCAAATGGTGAAGTTGTAACTTACACAAAAGAGCAATATGATGCTTTAGATGAAGCAACAAAAAGCACATTTACTAATGTTGAAAACTATAGAGCAATAGGTGAAGAATTTAGAAAGATTGAAAGTTACTTAAAGCCTATTGTTACATTAATGTTGGTGTTTACTGGAATGTCAGTCTTGACTGGGCTTGGAAAGTTTTTGGCAATGATTACAAATATTAAAACTACATTCTCTTTAACTGGAACAGCTATTGGTTTATTTGTTGGTGGTTTAATTCAAATTTTGAGTTCTGATTTAAGTCCATTAAAAAAATTATTAGTAGTTGTTAACGCTTTAGCAGTTGCATTGACTGTGGCGGCTGTTGCAAAGAACTTATTTAGCACATTGACTTGGGGAAAAGCATTGGCAATAGGTGGAATTGTTGCTGGTGTAGGAGCGACTGTTGGAATGACTATTGCTAATAGTGTTCCAAAATATGCAACTGGTGGTTTCCCAGAAGATGGTTTATTCTTTGCTAATAGTGGAGAAATGGTTGGACAATTTAGTAATGGTAAAACTGCTGTTGCAAACAATGACCAAATTGTATCTGGTATTACAGAGGGTGTTTATAGCGCAATGATGGCATACAACGCACAAACCAAATCAAATGGAATTAGTGGTGATGTAATCTTGAATGGACAAAAAGTTGGCAGAATTGTTGCTAAGGGTTCTCATAAAGAAATGGTGAGAGCAGGTTATTTAAAATAATAAGGAGATAAAAAATGAGAGTTGACTGGGCAGGTGGAATTGAAGAAAAAGATTTAGCCAAAATCTATATTGGTGGTGAAGAATTTAGTGGTATTGCCTATCAAGGTTTGTTGACAGTTAATACCAAAACTTATGTTGATGAACCAACAAGAGCAAACGATGGTTCAATGCCTAATATTGATGAACACGACACATTTGTTGTTCCTAGATGTAAGGTCAACTTTAAGTTTTTCAATATAAGAGATTATCAAAGGTTGTGCAGGGTAATTAACTCTGCCAACCAATTTCCTGTTTCTTACTTTGATAGTCAATTTGGTGAATTTAGAACATATATGATGTATGCAGAGCCAGAAGAAATGACAAGACTATACAATGTAGGAACTTATGTAATTGGAAAATTAGACTTTGAGATTTCATTTATTGGAACTCTTAATAATCTTGAAAAGTTTAATGTTAGATATATAACAGATGGTTTGACACCAAGAACAATTAATGCTTATAGCAATTCAATGGTGTATTCACTTGATAATATTGTTAGTTCGGTAGATGCTGAGAATAACACTGTTTATTACAAGTATATAAATACAACAAGTTCTAGTGGAAGTCCATTAACAAACACCGAATATTGGAAACAAATATACAAGAAAATTGATAAAGTTGAAAATATTATTTGGGGTAACTCTATAAAAATTCTAACTTATAGTGATTTAACCGATTTTTATGACATTCCTACAAATAAGGTTTTCAAAGAATGGAACACAAGAGCCGATGGAAAGGGTTTAAAAGTTTTACCAAATTCTATTCGTTGGTCGGTTTATGAAAACACTAACATTTATCCAATATTAGAAGATGTCTAAATAGGAGAAAAAATATGACAAATGTAAAAATTAGAATTGAAGTAAACCCAAATTCAGAAAATGAAAACTTAGGTGATATTCAAAATCAAGTTGATGGCATTCCAAGTTCAGAGAATGTTTCTAATGTATCGGTCAAAATCAATGGCGATGGGCTATTTCAAGAGTTGCCTAGTAAAAGTGGTGGCATAAATGGTCTTTCACTTGCTGGAGACCTTGTTTTTGACGAATTTGGTGTATTAGATAATCCTAATCTACAAGGTGGAGTGCTAGAAAGCACAGAAAGTCCTGTTGAGTTTATTTGGGGCGTAGTTCCTGAAAGTGGTGAATATAAAGTTCGATTAGTTTTTACAGATGCAAAAAGTTTAAAAGATGTTGTTATTTATGGTGACTCAGTTGTAAATCAATTTCCAACACAAGCAACTATTGATGGTGGAAAAGTAATTTACAATGATGACTTGCAATGGGCTATTAACTTTGGCGAAGAGTCAGACACTCACGTTATTGAGTTTACTCATTGGAACTTAAAAAATTACAATGCTTGTATTTCAAAAATTGCTGTTATGTTAAAATACCTTGAAGTTGACAAACATAATGGCTTGAAAGAGATAGAAAGCACAAGCCAAAGTTCATCTGATACAACGGGGCTATATTATGGTTCTATTGAGAATTATGGTTCTATTGAAATTGTAGATACAACTGGCGAAATTATTGAAATGATTCAAGATGGAGTTATTGACAATTCAAATACGAACCTGGAAATTGTAACTAATGAGCAGGTTATTCAATCACATATTAGCACAGATAGTTCTTTTGATAGAAACACAAAAGTTCTTTCTCTTGAATTAGGTAATAGAATAAACTCATTAGATATTTTGAAATATAAAGGGTATAACTACCCAGAACACTCAGAAAATCTTGCAACTTTGTTATTTGATGTTTTGTCTAACTTAAAATATGTTTTAGGCATAGAAGAATTAACAGAAGATGAGTTTAAAAATATGTTGAGTGATAAATATGATTCTACTCAAACTCTTTATGATTATCTATATTCTTGTATAATTGATTATCCTGTTATTAAATCTAATAAGACATATAGAGAAGTTATTGATGAGTTTTGTGTAATTGCACAAATGCAAATGTTTATTGATGATAGTGGAAATATCAAATTTGTTTCGGCTAGACCTAAGGTATTTGATGAGAATTTTAAAGCAATTCATATTCCTAAAGGTAATATGTTCTCACAACTCAACTATAACCTTATTCTTAAAAACAAATATGACGGCGTTGAAATTTATAAAAATAAAGTAATTGATTCAAAAGAAATTGATACAACTGTTTTTTCACAACAAAAATATGATACAAGTAATGTATCTCAATCAATGAATAATGATATTTTTCTTGATGATAATGGACTCGATATACAATATAGTATGAAAGACCAATTTAATAATTATGGTGTTGCTGTGAGTGCAGTTAAAGTTGTTAATTATTATGCAACTGGAAACATTTCATTCCCTAAAAAATCAAACAATAACTTAAATAAAATATTAGGTATAAGAGATAATATAATTATTGATAATACACCATTGTTTACAATTTATTGTGATAAGTATGAAGATAATAATGTTAGTATGAATATACCAATTATAAGGGATAGAAATGCAAATAGTTTTACTAGGGGAACTCCATATAATTTACAAATAAATTATCCACTAACTCTTACAGAAAACTTTTCAGGATATTTATCTCAAACACATTCAAAAACTGAGGTAGAGCCAACTTATTGGGGACTTACAACTACTGCGGAAATAACAACGATAGATGAATCAAATTATAATATAACATTTGATGGTGAAAACTATAATGTTGAATTTAAAATATTGTGTGGGCAAGACATTGTTTCTCTTGGTGCAAATTATTTTGAAAGAAATGAAAATGAAAGTGCAGTTATAAGTAAAGACCTTAAAATGACTGGAAACTTTACACGATATGTTCCTAAATATATATCATTTTCAATAAATGGAGATTTAAGAGTTATTTCATTTGAAGAAATATCTGCTAGTTCACAAGATATTGAATCTAAGAAAACTAAGGTATCTATTAATTCAAGTCAGTTACTTCAAACAGATGAAATGGTAGAAAACATAAAAAATAATATTTTGAAAGATTATGCTTTAGGTGTTTCTAGTGGTTCAGCTACAGTTTCTTGTTCAGATTACTATGATTCAAATGGTGAAAAAGTTGTAGATTGGGTAAATGGAGATGTTCTTAAAGTTGGTGATGTTGTCTACTTTGACAATGATAAATACAAAGATGGATTCCAAAGATATTGGAAAATTAAAGGCAGGACATTTAGAAAAACTGGTGTTCCAATGCAAGACTTAGAACTTGAGGAAGTATTTTTCCCAATTAATATGCTTTCTTGGGATAGAATTGGTTCAATTTCATCTAACGCTTATAAAATATATAGTGTTGGTGATGAAAAAGATGTAACGCTTTCTACTGGCGAAAAGTTGACATTTGTTATTCTTGGTTTTAATCACGATGACCTTGCTAATGGCATAGGTAAAGCGGGTATCTCTTGGGGTATGAAAAATCTAATGAGTTATAAATCGAGTATGCACACTAGTAGTTCCACAGATGGTTCTTACATAACAACAAAAATGAGAAATGAAACACTTCCAATTATATATGAACAGTTGCCATCTGAATTAAAGCAAGTAATAAAAACAGTTGCTAAAAAATATAACTTTTATAGTGAAATTAGAACTACAAATGATGATATTTGGTTATTGTCTGCGTCAGAATATTTAGGTGCAAATAATTATCCTAATATAGATGAGGGATTATTATATGACTACTATATTAATGTTAAAAACTTAATAAAAAACACAAATACACCTAATGCAAGGGTTGTAATCCCAGAGTTTGATAATTATTATTGGACAAGAACATATATAGATGGCGAATATATAGCTATAACAAATGGTTCAGTTGATTATGTAGTTAATATCCCTATTGAAAAAGAGTCAGCTGATGAGGCTGGAATTTGTTTTGGTTTCTGCACATAAATCACTTGACAAAACAAAAAAAATAGTTCTAAAATAAAAACAAATAAGGAGTTGCTTATGACACAGTGGTCTACAACAAGAAAACACGAGCCTAGTTCGATAAATGGTGGCAGACGATACGAGTTGAGAGATAGAGTTTCTATTGAGCAACTCAATAATATGACCGAAAATAGTTTTTATGCAGCATCGGCAGCCTCTGAAGCAAAAGAAAAAGCAGAAGAGGCTTTAAGTTTTGCACAAGGCTCAGGAACAACGGTTTTTGAAAAAGGTAAACCAGTTGCAGAGTTTAATGCCGATAAGAAAGCGAATGTTGATGATATCCCTACAGAATATATTAAAGATGCTAATGTTGAAAATGATGTTTTAACAATTCAAAAAGCGAATGGTTTAATTATTACTTTTCAAGGTGGCGGAGGTTCTAGTGGTGGTGCTGTAAGTAGTGTTAACGGAAAAACTGGTGATGTTCAATTAAATGCGACTGATGTAGGTGCTTTGCCAAGTGATACGCCGTTGTTTAGTGGTAATTACAACGATTTAACAAACAAACCAACTATTCCAACAACAGCAAGTGAAGTAAATGCTTTACCAGATACAACAAAATATGGTGCTAGCATTGATTTGTCTATTAATAATACAACTTATGTAGTAACAGCTCAATTAAAAGACCAAAACGGAAATAATCTTGGAACTTCAAAAACTATTGATTTGCCGTTAGAAAGTGTTGTTGTTAGTGGTAGTTATGATGCGACAAATAAAAAGGTTATTCTTACATTAAAAGACGGTTCAACGATTGATTTTAGTGTTGCAGACCTTGTCAGTGGTTTGCAGAAAGAGATTACATCAACAAATAAGTTAAGTGTTAACTTGATTGATGGAATTGATAATTATGCTTTGAAATCCGTTGTTGATGGTGTTAAAACACAAGCAAGTAATGCAGAGGCTATGGCTCGTTCAAATAGAAGTGCTATTTCTACTCTACAATCTAATCAATATACTGGTTCAACTTATTATTACGGAACATCGTCAACCGACGCAACAACAGCTATTAAAATTGTAGAGTGTCCAGAATTTCAACTTGTTGCTGGTGCTAGAATTAGCGTTTATTTTGCAAATGCAAATGACACAACAACAACACAAATTAATGTAAATAGCACAGGTGCAATTTATGTTGGTTATGAAAAGAAAAGTGGTGGTTTATCTGGTCTTCCTAGAAACTGGTGGAGGGCAGGTCAGGTTGTTGATTTTGTATATGATGGAACTTATTTCTTAGTATCAACAGGAAAGGCAGACACTACTCATTATGGTGCTGTTAAACTAACAGATGATGTCAGCACATATAACGATGGTTGGGCATTATCACAAAGGGCTGGTTATGATTTAAGTAATAGAGTCAAAACACTTGAAAATGCTGGTGGCAGTTCATCGTTATTTCCTATAAATGCTTATTTAATACAAAAAACAGGCACAGCAAGTCCAGCAGGTATTTATGGTGGAACTTGGATAAAAGTTGCAGAGAATGTTGTGTTGCCATTTGGAACACAAGCACGAGTAAAAACAACCGAATTTGCACATAGTTTTACAACCGACCAACCAGGTTTAAAATGGAGAATTACAAACAATGCAATGCCAGACGCAGACCGACCACTTATGGTATCAAAACAATACGACCAAACTTATATATCTAATGCAGGGGCTGGAAGTCCAATATACCCTATGTATCCTGCAAACCTTGTTGCAGATTTAACAGAAAACGCCCTTGTCGGTGTAGATATTTGGTTAAGGGAGGACGACAGTGAAGTTGAGAATATGTAATGAAGACAAAACACAATTTATTGAAAACCCAGACCTAAAAAAAGGTTATTTAAGAAACGATAGATTACTTGTTTCAAATGAAGAGTTAGAGCAGTCTCATTTTAAAGAAATAAAACACGATAACGGTGGAATATCAAAAATTAAAGTTATTGATATTCCATATAAACCAGCAGAATACGAAGATATTCAAGTATATATTCCTTATACAGAAGAGCAATTTTTAAATAAAGAAATAAATGAACTCACTGAAAATCTTGTTAAAACCGATTATATTGCAAACAAACTAGCCGAAGCTGTTTCAAAATACATTTCAACTGGCGATAACACAGATGTATTGCTTTTAAGAGAAAAATATGCTATTGAGCTTGTCAATAGAGAACAATGGCGAAAAGAAATTGATAAGTTACAGCAAGAGTTAAAAATTAATGAAACAAAATCTTAAATTTGCTTTACAAAAGAAAAAATATGATATAAGATAAAAAGGGGGAGTGCAAAATGGCTGAAGAATTAAATCTTGATGACGAAATTGAGAAAATCAAGCAAAAGAAAGAGCAAGTCACTGAAAGTCCAAAATCACTCGTATTAGCCGAAAAGATAAATAATTCGGTAAGTGAATACTATGAGCAGTCATTAGCTGACAGGAAAGACAAAATCAAGGGTTTAACTGAAAAAGTTGTTGACGCTGAAATTAAACTCAAAGAAAAACAAATTGACGGCGAGAAAAAGGTTTTAGAGTCTAGTATCAACAAGAAAGTGACAAAAGCCAAAGCTGAGGAAGATGCTGAGAAACATGAAAGGTCAAAGACCATTCTTAAAGCACAAGGTTTGACTGAAAAGTTGCCTACTGTCTTTAGAATTACGGCATTAATTATTGGCTACCCATTCTTTTTGATTTTCTTATTGACATTTGGCTGGGTAATTGAGTTTATCACATTTGTAGTGAAAGGCTTTATTACTATGGTTTATGATTGTGCAGAGAGATTTGTTGAATTAAATAAGAAATTTACTGACAATGAGAATAAGCAGGAATTTAATTTAGGAAAAGCAATCTTTAATATTCTTAAATGGATTCTTGTATTAGCAGTAGTTGTTATATTAATTATATTTCTAACACAGAAATAACCAGACTGTTGAGAAACAGCCGATATAGACTATATTCCATAGTATAAAAGGAAAATATATGAAGGGAGGGTTGTTATGGCAGTAATTAGAGTTGCAGAAGTTGGCTTTGAAGAAGATTTCGCAAGATATTCTCAAATGAAAGCAGAGCTTCGTGAAAAACTTGAAGCCGAACTTGAGGAAAAGTTCGCAACACAGTCAGAAAAATTCGATAAACTCATTGAGTTGACATCAAAAGAAGTCGAAATCGAAGATGAACCTGTGGAAGATGCAGTAGAATCTGAGGAGGCATAATATGCTCCAAAAGAAACAAACTTGGCGTGAATCATTTAAGGGAAGTGGGTTAGCGTTAATTGTATACTATATTTCAGAGCTAATAGAAGAGGGTATTGAAAACCTAATCGCATTAAGTTTTTCGGTTTTGTTTTCAGGTATTCTCATTGTTGCATTTACTGTATTGGCAAAAGTAGGAATTAAATTTTTTGTTAAACTTATACTTCCTTTTGTGAAAGCATTAACATATAAGGAGGGAAATGACAAAATGAAATGGCTTAAAAATGCAATTGCTTGGATTAGATACAATGTTAAATCATTGGTTGGAACTTTGTCTGCCGTAATTGCAGGTGTTGCTGTTACTATTGGCGCAAATGCTGAAGTTTTCTTGGCGTTGCCAGAACTTGTAATCTTTGGTTTGAATTTCACACCAATTATTGCTGGTTTATTGGTTTTTGCTGGTGTTGAACTCGGTGTAGTTTGCAAAGGTTTTGAAACCATTGGTAAGGCTAAAGAAAGAATTGCTGAACAAACTGCTAAGAAAGAAGAAAAAGCTCTCGTAAAAGAGGCTAAAAAAGAAATCAAAGCAGAAGTTAAGTTGGCTAATCAAACTCAAACTCAAAAAGAGAAAGAAGATGCCAAAAAGTTAGCAAAAGAAAAGGCTGAACAAGAGAAAGCACAAAAAGAACAAGAACATCGTGCTAAACTCGATAAAGTTAAAGCCGAAATTCGTGCAGAAAACGAACCTAAATCTTAAATTGTTGCACCAAGTCTATTGATTTTGGTGCTTTTTTATTTATAATGTGATTTAGGGGGGAATTATGAAAGAAAAATTGAAAATCACAGAAGAAAATTATAAGGAAGTTGTCTTAAAGAGAGCCATAATTTTATGTTGGGTTTTGCTTGCAATATGTTTTGTAATCAAAATCTTTGGTGGCAACTTCTTTGAGATAGTTTGCACGAATGAAAAGTTTATTAAGGTTTGTGAATATTGTGACACAAGTTTTGTGAGATATATTATATATTTAATATATTTTACATTTGATGCTTTTATTATTCTAAAGATTATTTATCCACAATTAAACTTTAAACAAGCAAAAACTTGGGTTTATATTTGTCTATGTCTTGTTTTGTGGGTTATAAAAGTATTGGTAGAGAACAATGTTTTAATTCTTAATAATACATTTATGTCTATTGCTACTATTGTTTATTTGTATTTAATATTGGCATTAGTATCAAAAAGATATATTTTTTCATTTTTAATTATAGGGTATGATGCTGTTTTA